GGCAACCTGCTTCACAACACTTATAAGCACATCTTTCTTTGACGGGCCTCTACCAATAGTCTATAGAATAACTCAACCAAATAAAGTGATAACAATTAAAGCAAATACACCAATATGTACTATATTGCCCATATCTTTATCTGAGCTACAAAATTCAGAGGTAGTGTTTGAAGTAAATGAAAAAAAGAAAGATTCCATGTCAGAAATTAATGATTCTGCATCTGTTTATGAAATTAGAGATAGCATATTAAGTTCTGGAAAATGGACAAACTTTTATAAAAATGGATTAAATTGGTTAGGTAAAAAAATTGGTGACCATGAAGTTAAATCTATTAATTTAAAGGTTATTGAGTAATGCCAAAGGTAATTTTTCATTCTGCACAAGAGTATAACTTTGAAAATTCTATTTACCCAGTGCCCGCAAAGTCCTCTGTTCCAGAATGGTTTTCTTCTGCAAACAGAAACTGGGTAGGCAAAAATGGTAATATCTTAGATTCCGACACTTTATCTTTTAAGGCCTGTCCAGCATTAATGGACGCCTTTGTGTCTGGATACTTATTGTTAACACCCTGCGATATACATTTTTATAAAATTGATGGAAAAATTTTTGTATCGACTGCAAATGAATATAAATCTTTTTGTGAACCGAGGGATGTTATGGGAGAGTTTCCAGTCCCACACGGATATGATGAAAATGCTTTTCACTGGTATCCAAATTGGATGCCAGAGCTACCAGATGGTTACAGTGGACTTTATATTAATCCAATAAATAGGTTTGATCTTCCGTTTATAACAACATCTGGAATCATTGATAACGATAAGGTTAGTACGCCTGGCTTAATGCCATTTTTTATTAAAAAAGATTTTGTCGGAACAATAAGTGCTGGCACTCCTTATATTCAAATTATTCCTTTTAAAAGAGAGTCCTGGGAAATGGAAAAAGAATTTCACTCATTGGATAATATTTTAAATCGAAAAAATAGATCAGCAAGCAAGCATAGAGTTAAAGGCGGCGGCGGATATAAAAAAGCAGACTGGACCAGAAAGAGTTTTACTTAAAACTAAGGTATAATATAAATATGAAACATGATATTAGTCAAAATATGGCAACATTTAGCCCAAGGTCAATTACACCATCTGGACATTTTGGCAACTCAAAAGACAACATAGTTGAAATTCTAGATGCAATAACTGAAGAAGAAAAAAATATCCTTTTGAATTGGGCAAAAGCAAATAAGAATTTTGATAAGACTAAAAGTGAATATAATGAAGATGGTAATTTAATTTATCAGGCAGACATATGGGAAAATAGGGTTGTTACCGTTGACACTTTTGAAAAACATAGTCCAGAAATAAAAATTATCCTAGATGAAATTATTTCTAGATTAAAAATTACAATAGATAATTTTTTTAATGTTAAAACAAAACCAACTGGTGCGTGTATTGTTAAGTGGCCAGTAGGCTCAAGGCAAGAGCCACATGCTGATAAAGAAATGCATGAAGGACCAGATGCTGGAAAGCCAAATGCTTTTCCATGGTATGACATAGGAACAGTATTTTATTTAAACGATGATTATGAAGGTGGCGAATTATATTTTCCACTACAGGGAATTGAATTTAAACCAAAACCAGGCGCCGCATATTTTTTCCCAGGAGATAAAAATTATATTCATGGGGTTAGACCAATAACTTCTGGAGTGAGATATACAGCACCGTTTTTTTGGACTATAGAAAGGCATGTTAATGATGAAAATTGAGCAGCACGGAGCAGAATGTTTTTCTGTTGAGTCATTTATAACAGACAAAGAAGCCGACTCTATAATCTCGTACCTCGACTGGGTGTCTTCAAACAACATCCTTGACTGGAATCAAATTTCATTTTATGGTTCTCTTGCTATGGGATTTTGGGATGAAGATCCCACAGGTGGATGCGAAATGTTTGGTCTTCCAAAAGATTATTTTCATAATATGCTAAAGCCAAGAATAAAAGAAATAGGAGAATCTTTAATCCAAAAGAGATTAGATGAAGTTAGTTATCATGCACAGAAGTGGGTACCAGGAGCTTTTGCTGCTTTTCATTCAGATAATTCAAATGAAGATGGATCTCCTTCAGAATTTGAAAGAAGTAAGTACGCATCTTTTATATATCTAAATAACGATTTTAAAGGCGGATACTTAAATTTTAAAAACCAAGACATTCAGATTCATCCCAAAAAAGGCATGCTAGTGTTTTTTGCAGGAGGTCATAATAATGAGCACGAAGTAACAAAGGTTCATGATGGAACAAGGTATACGGTTGGATCATTCTGGGATTTAGATGGATTAACTTATACAGAAGAACAGGTTATTGAAAGAGAAAACAAGTTAAAAGTAACTAGATCTAAACAGGAAGAAGTTTATCAAACATGGAAAGACATGGCTAGCATGGGGATCACACCAGATTATGTTGGAAAAAACGGTGAAGCATGACAGTTATTGTAACTGGAGCTAGTAGAGGTATTGGTAGAGTTATAGCCGAAAGACTACACTCCCTTGGATATGAAGTGTTAGGAATTGCAACAAAAAACATACGAGATAAGGATTACCAACCAGCACCTTATGAAATTGAAGAGTGTGATGTTTCTAATATTGAAAATGTTAAATCTGTTTATCAAAAAATAAAACATAAAAAAATTGTTGGTCTAATTAACTGTGCTGGTATATTTGAAGCAGCACCCTTTAGCTTACTACCTTATGAAAGGTACAATGAAGTTATATCAGTAAATTTAATAGGCACCATAAACACTTGTTCTGTTTTTTTAAAGCTTATGGATAAAGATGTGCATACGCCAATAATTAATATGAGTAGCATAGCAGCCCACATACCAAATTCAAATACAGCTTATACAGCTAGTAAAAGCGGTGTTGAAGGATTTACTTCGTCACTCGCTAAAGATTTATCTAAAACAAAAATTAGACCAAATGCTATATGCCCTAGTGTAGTAGATACAGATATGGCAAAAGTGGTTTTTAAGAATAACCCTAATCTAGAGCACTATCTTTCAGCACAACCAATAGGCATACAGGTAGCTCCATCAGATATAGCAGACATAGTTGAGCTACTGTTTGATCCAAAATCTAATTGTATAGGCGGACAATCTATCCAGATAGGGTAGATTACAGAATGGAGATATTAGGATGATTAAAAAAGTTGTTATATACCCAAGAGTAATTGTATATCAAAATGCAATTCCAAACCATAAAGAATACATTGATCTATTAGAGTTTTCTCAAAAAAATGATCCTAAATTTTTATTTAAATCATGGGATGACTGGTATGGGTTTGGGTTAATGATGAATCTTGGAATGACAAGAGATCATAAGTATGAAGCAGATTGGGATGGAAATCCAATTGACCTTTCAGACGAGTATGCAAAAAAACAATCAGATTTTTTGCTAAACCTAGATAACGTTTTTCATTCTGTTACAAAAGACTATATAAATGATTATGATATTAAATTACCTAATTGGCACTCTTCTGGTTTTTCTATATGTAAATATAAAGAAACAGCAAAAGAAAACAACCTTGCCATGCACTACCACACCGATTATGTTGGTGCTACAGCAGACGACCCAGGATTAAAGTTTGCCATAACTTGCACAATGTACCTTAATGATGACTATGAAGGAGGGGGTCTATCTTTCCTAGAAGAAGAATCTGGAGAAGTTATTCATTATAAACCTAAAGCTGGTGATGTTGTTGTTTTCCCATCTGGAGATCCAATAACTGGTGCTTCTCGGTATTTTCATGGAGTAGACAAGATATCTTCTGGCGACAAGTACCTTGTAAGAACATTTTGGCAGTATCAATATGACGGATCAGAGTATTGGCATGAAGGTTTTAAAAAGTACGGAAAAGAAGAATGGCAGGCTAAAAGAAAAATTGAAATTAGAGCTTCATTAGATAGTGGAAAGTGGCATAGGTATGTTATAGGAGAAGGAGAGTCCCCAGATTACTCTATAACAAAATCCAAGCCATCTGTTGGTAAGGTGACACAGACTAATCAGAATCAAATGTTTTTTAAACTAAATAACACGGATACTAAGTATGAAGATTAAAAAACTCTACGAAAAAATCTTTTACTATGAAGATATCCTAGAAGATCCCTTTAAATTTATTGATCAAATAGAAGAATCTAATTTCCTGTGCAACGAAAACACTGTAATATCTCAATGGAAACCCTGGACCGCTAGTGATGATGGTATGACAAGTTACGGACTAGGGAAAACTGGATTTTTTCAAATAAACAATTTAATCTATGAAGAGGATTTTAATCTATACAAAATATCTAGCATTATAAATTATACTGCAGAATTTGCAATATCAAGCTATTGCAACTTGCACAGAATAAACAAGCCTTGGCTACCTAATTTTTTTAATATAAAAAAATATAATGAAGGCGCAGATATGGGACCACATGTAGATTCAAATGATCCAACAAACATTAAGCATCCAGTTATATCAGGAGTAATGTATTTAAATGATGACTACGTTGGTGGAGAAATAAATTTTCCAAACCAAGGTATTTCTATAAAGCCTAAAGCAGGTAGCCTAATTATATTCCCATCAACTGAACCATATGTACATCACCCACAAAAAATAGATTCTGGTACTAAATACATGGTCCCACTATTTTGGTACAAGGAGCCATTTTAATGACGTCAAGCATTCCAATGTTTCAGGTATCACCAATTGGCCCAAACTCATATATTTTTTATAACTCATTAACTGATCCAGATGGACTAATTGAAAAAATTAATAATTCTTCAAGACAATTGTCCTGGACAAATAAGGGTGTCCCAGAAGACCAATGCTTAGATGTTAAAATAAATCATGAAAAAAGTAATCTGTATACCAAGGATATAATGTTTAACGGTGAAGAAAATGAAATGTCTTTGTATATATTAAATAGCTTAAAAATGGCCTTCTGGAGCACCTCAGATTTATATTGTAATGCTTATTCTTTAAGTAATAACAAGTCTAGCTATACTACAATTTGCAAGCAAGGGGTCTCATCAATATTTGATAATGAGCTTATGAGGTCTGATAAATTTACAGCCATTTTGTTTTTAAATAACTCAGAAGATTTTTCAGAAACAATAGTTGTTGATGGAAGCTTTACCAGCCAATTTGCCACACAAAAGGGTTCTGTCTTAATTATTCCACCTGGAACTGAATACAAGATTGGTCATTTTAATGACAAGGACAGGTATTATTGTGTATATAACTTTAGCCCTGCTATAATATAAAAATGTCCTACTATTTATCAGCAATCAAAGACTCCCCTATAGGCCTATGGAAATTAGATGAGCAATCTGGTTCTGTTGCCTATGATGCATCTGGATGTGGTAATGATGCCTCTTACGTTGGTCAAATAGTTAAAGCGGGCATGCCAATTGTTTCTGGTGGTGGCCATACAAACAAGATCGACAGCTCTAATTACATTCAATTTACTATTTCAAAAGATTTTTCTGCGACAACTGGTACTGGTGGATTTGCAACATTAGACACATCTGACAATGACTTCACACTTGAAGCATGGATACATCCCAAAACAATCACATCCTTAACTCCGATACTTGCTGACTCAAGCGGTATTGGTTTATATTGGGATAAAGGAAATGCTGTATTTAAATTAGAAAATGAACGCATTGATTACTCAGTACCAAACCCAAATAAAGTACTACACCTTGTCGGAATATATTCAGTTAATTCAATGAGCCTATACGTTGATGGTGTTTTAGTAGCGTCTAAATCTATATCTGTTAAATTTACAAATGCTGGAGTAACGCTATCTTCTGGGCCATGTGCAGCAGGAGAGAGTTTTATAATTGATTGCCCAGCAATATACAGATACTCTTTATCTCAAAGATCAATACTATCACATTACAATAATTTGTTTTTAAATAATGATGAGCAAGTATCTGTACCAGATCTAGGAGAGCTTTTTAGGGTTTCAGAAAGATACCAGGATGTAGAAACAAAATATGTTTACCCAGCCCAAGTTTCCTGGGATACACTAATTTATGACAATGATGCTCTATCATATAGTAAAAGCAATAATAGTATTTATTTAAACTCGGGATTTACATCTGGAGAGTTTGTAGAAGATATGGTTTTAAATATAACTAAGGGGTATGTATCCTCAAAAATCGATTGGGTTGCTTCTAGCGGAGTCTCTGTTTATGTTTCTGAATCTTCAGAAAATGGACCCTGGGTTTTGTGTACAAATGGATCTTCTATCCCAGGATTTACGCAAGGATCTGCTTTTTCTAGTTCAAAAGTTTTATACTTTAAAGTTCTTTTTGAGTCCATAGATTCAGATGTATATATCCCAGAACTATACTCATTAAAAATTTATTTCTATTCTGAAAAAAAGATGTTTGCACATAATGGCGGTGGCTTTCTTGCAACATCACAACCTACAATAGGATCTATATGGGACATTGACATAGCAAATGAACCTTATGGGGTCAGGTTAAGGAGTAGCACAAACGGAATAAGGCCAAAATCTTCAGCTTTCTTTATTAACTCTTTAAATGAAAATCGTAATATTGAAATGATATTTACTCCAAAATCTCTATCTAGCGGGCACCTTGTATTTAATAAAACTGGATCAGTTGAGACGGCATTATCATGGGCGGCAGGCGGAGTAATAACAAAATCTAATATTAGCAACATATACATCAACGGACAAGATGCCTCATCTGCTACTAATATATCCTCATATTTATATATAGATGAGCCTAACTATATTTTAATAAAAACCTCCAGTGCTATAAGTGGAGAAATTTGGTTTAATGGCAAGCATCTTTTAGGAGTAAGATCAGGTGTATTGGATGATAATTTATACCAAAACATAGCCTTGTACACAAATCCATCAATCAGTCATCAGGAGCATTATGACTTATATACTGGCAAACCAGCTTCTATTGCCCAGGGATCGTCGATGGCAATGACAGAAGAGTCCGTATCCACATATTCTAGAGACAGAGTAGTGCTTCAAATCATATAGTTTTGTCAGGCTGAGTGACAAAAAGCTGGACTTGTAGACATAAAGATGGTAAAATAATTAACTATGGACATAAAAAGAATTAACGCTCAAATGAAATCTGGCGAGACCAGACTGGGAGTCTATGTCTGGGAGATGCCTGATGGAAGATGGGTTGGAGACGAAGACAACAATTTCCTATCAATAGCATCAATGATTGGCAATAAGGAAAGAATTGCTCTGCTAGCATCAGCAGTTGCTCATTATGGAATTGACGTAGGCCAGCCTAAGTTTATTGAGGGAAGCAGACAGATTGACGATGAAGAATTTGAATATCAAAAGCAGAGACTTAGATGGGGACTTACCCCAGACCCTTTGGATATAGGTGTTCACAAAGAAGAAATGGCTAAACTGAATGGTGGTAAAAAATGATTGAGTATGACGAAGACACTATTATGAACAACATAGAGGTTTCTAATGTGGCAGACTGGATGAGATTTAATAACCCGACCACTCAAAAATCCGATGACGCATTTGATGTAGAAGGCGAAGACATTTTAAAGCTCTCTGGTCTAGGCGCTTCATTTAGAAGAAAAGTTTCCAGGGACCTTCAGAAATCTTTTGTTGGCAAAGATGGCGCAGTAAGCCAGCAGCTTCAGCATCAGCAAGCAGTCAGTGGCTACGCTACTTTTGATCTAATTCAGCCAGAATATAACTTAGATTATTTATCAACAATTTACGAAATTTCTCCATACAACTATGCTGCTATAAATGCAAAGGTTGCAAACATCGTTGGCCTAGGATTTGATTTTGTTGAATCAAGAAAGACAACTGATGCCCTCGATGAAATTAGTGATGAGAAGCAGTTAGAAAGAGCTCGAAAGAAGTTAAATAGAATTAAGCAAGATTTAAAT